AACCACCGATGTGCGTACCCTCACCGAAATTGACCTGTGGGAAGTCTCCCTGGTCACATTTCCAGCGAATGAAAAAGCCCGTGTCACCACCATCAAGTCTGCTGGTGACATGGCTACACCCAAAGATGCCGAGCGAATCCTGAGAGATTCTGGATTCAGCAAAGCCGACGCAACGGCACTTGTGTCTCGCGTCATGCGGATGGGAGAAGAGCGGAGTGATTCCGCGGATTCGACCGCCAAAGCCCTCAAGTCAGCCCAGCGGCTGATCGCTTCCCTGTCATCCCAGTAATCACACCCTGAAAGAAACCATCATGAAAAAATTTGCCACCCTGGCCATCATGGCCGCGCACTTTGCTGCTTTCCAAGCCAAAGCTGCAACCTTCGGCGTCTACGAAAAGCGCGAAGACCCTTCCATCAAATCTGTGGCTGATGCGCTCGACAAGATCGCCACTGCGTTTGATGAATACAAAAAGACCAACGACACCCGCATCGAAGCCATCAAGGCCGGCAAGGGCACGGCTGAGTTGGATGCCAAACTGGCCCGCATGGATGAGCACATTGACTCGATCAACGAAGCCAAGACCAAGCTGGAAAAGCTCGAAGCCAAGATGAATCGCCCCGGCGCCATGCATGGTGACCGCGAGCAACGCGAGTCTGCTGAGGCCATCGCCTACAAAAACGCCTTCTTTGACTGGGTGCGTGCACCTGGTGACCAAGAGCGTCAACAACGTGCCAGCGTCACCCAAAAAGCCCTGGAAGCCAAAAGGAAAGCCGACGCTTTGGAAACCCGGTCGGCCGCGACGGTCACCAACGTGGTGGCTGCTGGTGGTTATGCGTTGCCTGAAATTATTGAGCGCACCATTGCCCGCCTGTCGGTTGACATTTCCCCTCTTCGCCAACTGGCCATGGTCCGCACGGTTGGCAGTTCTGACTATAAAGAGCTTTTTGACATTAACGGCGCAGGCTTTGAGTGGTTGGGTGAAACCGACGCACGCAACCAGACCAACACACCTGACCTGGCTGAAATTGCGCCGACTTTTGGCATGGCCAGCGCCAAGCCACAAGCCTCTGAAGAGTCGCTTGATGACCTCTTCTTTGATGTGGAGGGCTGGTTGATTGACAGCGCATCCGAAGCCATTGCACAGGGTGAGGGCGCAGCCTTTGTTGCTGGTAACGGCACCAAAAAACCCACCGGCATTTTGGGTGGACCAGCTCCAGTGGCTACGGCAGACGCATCGCGTGCATTTGGCACCCTGCAATACATCGCATCCGGTGGCGCAGCGGCCATGCCAACCAGCGCAGACTTGTTTTACGACATCGTCTACAGTTTGCGTGCCAGGTATCGGAACAACGCCAACTGGCTCACCAGCAAACTTGTGCTGGCTGCCATGCGCAAATACAAAGATGCCCAGAACCAATACCTGTGGCAGCCAAGCCTGGTGGCCAGTCAGCCCGCCACCTTCATGGGTTATGGTGTTACAGAGGCGGAAGACATGCCGGTGGTTGCAGCCAATGCCTTCCCCTTGGCGTTTGGTGACTTCAAAGAAGGCTACCTCATTGCCGATCGTGTTGGCATGCGCATGACCCGTGACGAAGTCACCACGCCTGGTTACGTCAAGTTCTACATCCGCAAGCGTGTGGGTGGCAAGCTGCGCAACACCCAGGCCATCAAGCTGCTGAAGATCGCCGCTGCCTGATTTTTAACCCACAAAGGCCCTTTGAGAGTCATTTCAAAGGGCCTTTCATTTGGAGCAAACCATGCAACTCGAAGTCAAAAAAACATTTACTTGGGCACACCAACATGTGAATGTGCAACAGCACACCGCTGGTGAAGTCATTGAGACCGAAGACGAAGACCTGATCCGCGTCGCTTGCGAAGAGGGTTGGGCTGCTGAAGTCAAAGATTCCAAAGCCAAAGCGTCCAAGGAAGACACCCAATCCACTGCTGACCCAGCGGCAGAGTAACCCCCGCCAATGCTGCGCAATGCGCTGCAGCCTGCAACGCATTTCAGAGTAACTTCAAAGGTCAACCATGCCTAAAATCAAATACATCGGGAGTTCTGAAAACTTCTCAGAACTTGCATATACCGGCAAGCAATCAGTCTGGAAAATTGCGCAAGCAGAGTGGCGCCCTGATGCTGAAGCCTATCAATTGATGGGAACTGGCCAGTTTGAATTTGATGCACAACCCGTAGTTGCTGTAGCTGCAGCAAACGGTACCACCAACTTTTTGGCCGGTCCCATAATGGTTACAGCACACCCGTCAAACGATATCGGCACCCCCGGCCAGCAAGGCTTCGGTGTTGGTATTTGTCCCGTCCTGCCCACCGGCTACAGCGCCCTGTACGGTACGCAAGACCCTGCGGGCGACAACTATGGTAACTACCAATACTCCGATGGATCCATCATGGTGTGGGTGCCCGCCTTTTATTTCAGGCTTGGGCATACCCAGAACCCGACCTTTGCCACCTATGGTGCCAACAGCATCGATGTCAAATCACCAGGCTTTTTTACAAATGAAGCCGCAGCTAACGCGCAAGGCTATTACCTGCACCGTGCCTTTGTGAACGCCGGGGCCAATCAGATTGGTTTTTTCCGGGACAAATACGACTGCTCGCAAAACGGCACGGTTGCCAGCTCCATTGCGCGGGCCATGCCCATGGTCAGCGCACCTGGTGCGGGGCAGGTCGGTTTTACCGGCTGCACCGCCAATGGGCAAACCCCTGTCAACGCCTATTACGGGGCATTGCAGGCTGCCAAATCGCGTGGCGCCAAGTTCTTCCCTGAATCCGTGTTCATGGCTGATGCATTGGCGCGAATCAGCGAAGCCCACGCCCAAGCCAGCAAGGCTGCCACATTCTGTGCGTGGTACGACGCCGCCGGCATAACCAATTTTGTCAAAGGCAACAACAACAACGCCCTGAAAGACATCAACGACACAACGGTGACCTATATCACCGCAGGTGCCAGCAGCCAGCCCAACATGGCCCAAACCGGCTCAGGCTCACCCTTTGCCAAAACCACCCACAACGGCCAGGCCTGCGGTATTGCAGACACCAATGGCAACATCTACAAAATCAATCCTGGCATGACCAGCATTGCTGTGAGCAAGGCCATCACAGCAGCTACCCAAGCCAACCCGGTGAGCATTACCAGCGCAGCGCATGGTTATGTCACCGGCACGGTGGTAAACATCCGCTCTGTGGTGGGTATGACGCAAATCAACGACCGCTTCTACACCGTCACGGTGGTTGATGCCAACACCTACACACTCGACGGTGTGGATGGCACTGGCTACACCGCCTACACATCTGGTGGCACAGGCAACACCGGCATCTTCTATACGCTCAAAACCTCGGTAGACATTGCCGCTGTCACCAGTGGCGCGAGCACCGCCACCGACCATTGGGGTGCTGCGGGTGTGGCCGCCCAGTTTGATGCAGTTACGGTCAACTTCACCACAGCTGCTGCAGCCAATACCAACAGCACAAAATTTGGCAACGGTACCAATGCAGTGTTTGACATGAGCACCGCCAACGGCCGCGCCCTGACCATGCTGGGCTTACCTGCAGCGGGTGGCACCAGTGCTGCAGGCATCAGCCTGTTTGGGTCTGATGAGTTTTACCAGTACATATTGGATCAGCTTTGTGTGATTTCGCGTGGCAGTTGGAGCAACGGCGGCAACGCTGGTGTGCGCACTCGCGCCCTCAACAGTGCCCGGGCCAGCGCGGGCGTCAGCGTGGGGTTTTGTGCCGCCTCGTATTTGTGATGTGTCCTTGAGCGATAGCGATAGGACGTCGACATGACCACGCAGAAAAAATCCATTCACGCCGAAGCGGGCTTGCACCGCAAGCTGGTGTTGTTTGCTGTGCAGCTTGAGGGGTATCTGGCGCATTTCCCAAATTGCCATAAATACACACTTTCGCAGGGCATCCGCCAGGCGTTTCTGGATGTGTACAACCTGGTGACCGAGGCACAAAAGCGTTATTACAAAAAGACTGCTCTTACAGCGCTCGACGTGCGCCACGAGCAGTTGCGCATGATGATCCACCTGGCCCATGAGCTTGGGTTATTTGGGTTTGATGCAGGGCGCAAAGATGCGCAGGCCCCGGCTGACCACCGGTTTCTGACGCTGTTAAAAATGGTGGATGAGCTGGGACGCATGATTGGCGGCTGGCTCAACACAGAAATTCAGGGGTGTGAACCCCCGAATGCGGTGGGGGCTTGACATGCTTTGTGTGATTTCGCGTGGCAATTGGAACAACGGCGGCAACGCTGGTGTGCGCAATCGCAACCTCAACAATGCCCGGAACAACGCGAACAACAACGTGGGGTTTTGTGCCGACTCTATGCCAAACATGCCTTATGCAGCGTGTGCTGACTGGCAAAGAGGGAGCCCCTGTCGTGCTGTACGGCGAAATGTTAGGCGGCAGCGCCCTTTGGTAGTGGCCGCATCCCATGTTGGGTGCTCCGCCATGAAAATTGGTGCTGCTGCATCTTTCACCAGGATCCGCCATGCGCCGTAGCGGTAACCTGTACCCGCAGATTTGCAGCACCGAGGCGCTACATGCAGCCTATCTGCGTGCCCGCCAGGATAAACGCAGCCACCGGGCCTGTTATGAATTTGGCCGCAACCTGGGCGAGAACCTGCACCTGTTGCACACCGAGCTGTCGGATTACTCTTACATACCGCGCCCATGCAATAGTTTTTGGGTCACTGATGGCCGCAAACCGCGACTCATTGAAGCCCCCGCGTTTCGTGACCTGGTGGTGCAGCATGCCGCCTACGCCGTGCTGGCCCCGCTGTTTGAAGCCCGATACATCACCACCAGCTTTGCCTGCCGTGTGGGCCGGGGAACCCACCAGGCGGCAGACTGGTTGCAAAAATGCATGCGAGCCGCACCGCGCACCGACTGGGTGCTGCATGTGGATGCTCGCAAGTTCTTTTACAGCATCGATCGCACGGTGCTGCAGGCCTTGTTGGCCAAGGTCATCAAGTGCCAGCGCATGCTGCACCTATTGGCACAATTTGCGCACCGTGATGCACCACAGGGCGTGCCGATAGGTAACCTGCTGAGCCAGACCTTTGCCAATGTTTACCTCAACAGCCTGGACCAGTATTGCAAACGGACCCTCAAGGTGCCCCACTATGGCCGCTATATGGACGATGCCATCATGCTTGCCAACAGCCGCGCCCAGGGCTTATTGTGGCTGGCAACCATTCGTGCCCATATGCTGGTGTTGGGGTTGGAGATCAGCCACTACAGCCTGCACCCAATCAAACGCGGCGCCAACTTTGTAGGCTTTCGCACCTGGTCGACCGCCCGCTTTGTGCGCCCCCATGTGATTGGTGCACTGCGCACCGATGCCCGGCGCAGGCATCTGCCCGGCGTTGTTTCGCGCCTGGGCCATGCCCGGCACACCTGTTCATTTCAACCCCTCATGACGCACCTACAGGAACACCACCATGACCTCTATCAAAAGCTACCGCAAAGTTTTACAAGCGCTCACCGTGCTGCAAATGCGCCTGCCCGACTCGCAAGGTGTGGATGACGCCGTCTATTGCACCGAACTGTGCACGCTTGATGGCGTGACCTATGTGGCTGTGCCTGACGAATTGACGCTGCCAGAACAGCACCCAGAGATCACCATCACAGACGTGACGCTCACCGATGATCTCAAAGAGCAAATCAAGGCCGCCAGTGTGCATGTGGCGCTGATTTACGAGCGCACCGAGCAGTTGATTCGCAGCATATACAGCCAGAGTGACGAGGCCAAATACGCCCGCATTGGCGTGGGTGTGGCGCTGGGCGCCTACGCTTTCAAGCCAGGCGAACAAGACGAACTGCTTGCCTTTGGTGAATTCGTTGAAGCCGCCCGCGCCTGGGGCCGTGCCGAGCGGGCAAAACTTGGCCTGGCTTGATGCGCCTGCCATGAGCACTTTAGAGCGCATCCTGTTTTTTCTAGGCTTTACTGTGGCCTGGTGGGCCGCTTGCTTTCTTACAAGCTGGGTGCTTTTGTGGATTGGTGGCTGGTGCGTGGCTTGGGCGCTGGTTCGTATTAACAGATTTGAAATGAAGGACTAAATCATGGCCGCAGGCGCTTTCACACTCTTTGCCAAAAACAAAGACGACTACCGCATCAATGACATTGTTGGTGCCACGATCAAACTGGCCTTGGTCTCGAGCGCCTACACGCCCAACATCACCACTGCAGGCCATGCTCTATGGGCTGATGTGTCGGCCAACGAAATCGCCAATGGCCAAGGCTACACCACTGGCGGCGTCACCCTCACGGGCGCAGCAGCCACAGCCGCAGCAGGATCCAACGGCTATTTCCTGGCAGGTGCGCCCCCGGTGTGGACGGCATCGGGCACGGGCATCCCGGCGCATCGCTATTACGTCATGTATCTGCTTGGCACCGTGTGGGGGCAGGTCAATCCGCTGATCGGGTATTTCTTAGGTGATGCAACTCCGGCAGACATCCCGCTGACCACGGCGGGAAATACGATCACCGTGACGCAGCCCGCAACAGGCTGGTTTGATCTGATCTGATCATGGTAGACAACACGACACAAAACGGCACAGCCACGATTGCGGCGGATGACGTCACAACCTTAAACGGCTCTGCATCATCAGGTATTCTGGTTCAACGGATGAAGCCTGTATGGGGCGCAGATAACTCTGCCAGGGACACATCAGGTGCTTACCCACTGCCTGTTACTCTAGACGGCGCTGAGCTAGTGTCCTATGACGGACGCGCAAGCAGCTTCCGTATGCCCGGCAGGGCGGGAACCGCTGGTCAAAAGATTTTCAGCATATTCAACACCACAGGCTCTGGCTTACTGGTAAAGCTAGAAGAAGTGCATATTCATTTGACTGCCACAGTCATCAAAGCCGTCACGGTATTGCCTCCGATGGTTCGCCTCTATCGCGTCACGGCGGCACCCACCAACGGAACAGCGGCGACTAAGGTGCCAAAAGATTCTGCTAAATCATCGAGTGCAAGCGTAGCTATTTTATTCGACGCCTCTGCGGACGGAACATCGTCTGCAACAGCCCTGACTGCAACACCTGTCGGTGGGGCACTCACTGCTCAGTTCGCTGCCAGGATGATTACCGCCGCTGGCTTTGACATGATCGCCAAACTCAGTCTCATGGACGGACCCGACGAGTATGTGCTGTTGCGCGAAGGCGAGGGTGTTATTGCCGTGTTGGACTACGTGCTGGCAACACAGAACCCGGTGACTGACATGTGGATAGTTAGCGCAGACTGGACCGAATTTACAGCGGTAGCTTGATATGTCTTTGCTGCTATTACTTGCCCCGGCAGCAGCAGGCGGCGGTGTTTCACTGTCACCAACCAAAGGTGCACTGACCGCCACGGGCCACGCCCCCACGCTGGTGCAAACGGGTGGCAGCAGCGTCACCCTGGCCCCGGTCAAAGGTAGCCTGACGGCAACAGGCAAAGTGCCCACCGTGGCCCGCACAGCCAATGTCGCACTCAGCCCGGTCAAAGGCTCACTGAGCGCCACAGGCAAGGTTCCGACAGTCGCCAGAACCGCGAATGTGGCGCTGGCACCAAGCAAAGGCGCGTTAGCCCTGACAGGTAAGACGCCAACAGTTACACAGTCGGTTGGGCTAACTCTGGCCCCGGCCAAAGGCAGTCTGACCCTCACAGGTAAGGTGCCCACGCTGGCCCGAACCGCGAACGTGGCTCTGGCCCCGGTCAAGGGAAGTTTGACGGTCACGGGCAAGGTTCCGACAGTCACACAGTCGTCAGGCTTGATGCTGACCCCAATCAAAGGGAGTCTGACAGCCACAGGCAAGACGCCCACACTGGTGCAAACCACCAACAAGGCGTTGGCGCCGGTCAAAGGTTCTTTGGCGCTGACAGGCAAGGTTCCGACAGTTACACGCACCAGTGGCGTGACGCTGGCCCCAGCCAAGGGTGTGTTGACGATCACGGGTAAGGTGCCAACACTGGCACGCACAACAAACGTTGCTTTGGCTCCTATTAAAGGCGTGTTGGCCTACGCTGGCCACGCGCCCACACTGACCCAAGGCAACGTGGCGGTCATCGTGCCTGGTGCACAAGTCGGTAGAACAGCATTCACATCAAGCCGCCCTGAATGTATTGGCGGCAGCAGGTTAGATCAACAAGGTGGCACGCGTGGTGTGCAAACGTCTGCACCAAGGCGTGCCAACCTGGAAACGACAAAAAGGTAAGCATGTCACTCAAACTCATCACCGCCGCAAGTACTCCGGCTGTCAGCCTGGTTGACGCCAAGCTGCACCTGCGGGTTGACGTGTCTGACGAAGATGCGCTCATCACCGCCTACACCGCGGCCGCCACCGAGGCCGCTGAACAAATCACCGGCCGGGCCCTCATGCCGCAAACCTGGGAGCTCACGCTCGACGCCTTCCCAACGGCGTTTGAACTCACCCGCGTTCCGGTGGCCAGCGTTACCAGCCTTAAATACAACGACAGCACCGGCGTACAGCAAACCCTGAGCAATACCCTGTACACGCTTGATTCGGCTGACGACGCAGGCCTGGCCTACGTGGTGCCGGTCTACGCCGGAATCTGGCCAGACACCCGCGACCAGATCAATGCTGTGGTCCTGCGCTATGTGGCAGGCTATGCAGATGCCGCCAGCGTGCCAGAGGGCATCAAGGCCTGGATCAAACTGATGATCGGCGCCATGTACGAGAGCCGCCAGCTCGAAGGCGTCAAACAAACCTACAGCCTGGGCTTTGCCGACCGGCTGCTGGACCGTTACCGGGTGTGGAAACTATGAACATTGGCGACCTCGATCAGCGCGTTACCCTGCAGGCCCGCAGCGTCGTCACTGACGGCTTTGGCCAGGACACCATCACCTGGGTGCCCATTGCCACCGTGTGGGCGCAGTGTCAGGCCGTGCGTGGGCGTGAATTCTTTGCCGCGGCGCAGGTGCAGCAAGAGCAAACCATCAAAGTACGCATCCGCTACCGTGCAGACGTAAGCACACTCACCCGCCTGGTGTGGCAGGGCAGGGCGCACGACATCACGGGTGTGGTGCCCGTAGGCCGAAAAGAGATGTTAGAGCTCATGTGCCTGCAAGGGGTCAAAGATGGCCGCTGAAATCAAACTTGAAGGCGTTGACGACCTGGTCAAAAAACTGCGCGAGCTGGTGCCCGCCATGCGCAAACGTGTGGTGCGCAACGCTCTGAGCGCCGGCGCCCGCCTGGTGCGTGATGAAGCCAAGCGCAATGCGCCAGTGCTGTCACCTTCCGTGAATGCGCCTTACCGTAAGCCCGGCACCTTGCGCTCTGCCATTCGGGTGCGCTCCAGCAAGCAAGCCCGCCGTGCGGGTGATGTGGGTGTATTTGTCAACGTCAAGCCCGCCAAGGCCGGCCTACGTGGTGCCAAAAGCAACTCTGACCCGTTTTACTGGCGCTTTCTTGAGTTTGGCACTCGCAAGATGTCGGCCCGCAGCTTTTTGAAACCGGCCGCAGCCAAACTCAATGATGCACTGGCCATCTTCCAGACCCAAGTGGGCCGCTGGATTGACAAAGTAAACGCTACCGGAAAGATCATCCCATGAGTGCCGAGACCGATTTGCGCACACTGCTGCTGGCTACCACTGCGGTCACCAGCCTGGTGGGCACCCGTGTGGCGGCTGACCGCATTGAACAAGGTGCAACCCGCCCATTTGTGGTGTTCAGCCGCAGCGGCACCACCCCGTATGAAACGATTGACAAACAGTTGCTGGCCAGCCAGGTCGCGCTCGATGTGCAATGCTGGGCCGACACCCGTGCCCAGGCCGATGCGCTGGCCAATGCAGTGGCTGCGGCGGTGCGTGGCACCACCACACAAATGGTTGTACAGCGCTCAAGCGCTTATGACGGTGAGCTTGATTTAGAGGCCACCCTGCTTTCTGTGGAGTGGTGGGAATAACCCGCCACCCGTGTTTTTCTCCGGGTAACACCGGCTTAACCCAGCCCGCTTTTTGAGTGGGTTTTTTTTGTCCAAAGGAACCCTGAAATGTCCATTACCTTAGCAACCGGCACACAAGTTGCCATCGCCAGCACCTACGGCACGGCCGTGGTCATGTCTGCACTCACCAACGCAACTGAAGCGGTGGCCACCCTGGCCGCAGCCCACGGCGTGGTGGTGGGCGACTTTCTTGAAATCACTTCGGGTTGGGACTTGCTTACCGGCAAGATTGTGCGGGTCAAAACCGTGGTCACCAACGACGTCACGTTTGAGTCCATCAACACCACCAGCACCACCAACTATCCCGCAGGCACTGGCACCGGCACCATTCGGCGCATTACCGCCTGGACGCCCATCACCCAGGTGCAGGGCTTGTCTACCTCTGGCGGCGATCAGGCCTTTGCCGACATCACCACCATCACTGACCGCACGCAAAAGCAGATCCCCACCACCCGCAGCCCGCAGCAGATCCAAATGACGGTGTTTGATGACCCCAGCCTGAGCTGGTACGCCGTGGTGCTGGCTGCATCTGATGGCTCCATTGCCACTGGCTACCGAATCGTGTTCCCCAACAACTCGCGCCTGGTGGCCAACGGCTATTTTTCACTGCAGAAAACCCCAACGGTGGCTGCCAATGCGCCTTTGACGGCCACCATTGGCTTCAGCTCGCTGGCTGATCCAGTTCGTTACGCGACCTGAACATGGAACTGGACGACATCAAACGCCTGGCCAAGGCGGCCCGTCAGATCGGCGTCAAGGCGGGCCCAGGTGCATTCACCCTACAAGTGCCCACCAAACTGCAAATCAGCATTGCCTACATGGAAGCCGGTGGCGGCGGCACATTGCGCGGCGCCACTTTGCTGAGGTACTGGCGGGCGCTGCTGCTTTTGGCGGTGGTGGGCTGGTCTGGCGTGCCCCTTAGTGCTGTGCTTGAGGGCCAACCAGACACCGATGACTTGCCCTACTCGCCAGATGCGGTGGAGCTGCTGCTCGATGCCCAACCCGAGTGGGAGCAATTGCTTACCGACACCCTGATCGATGCGCTCAACAAGCGCCGTGGTGTTGAGGATACAGCCGCAAAAAACTAGCCGAGCGCATTGCCTGGGGTAAATCCAGCGAAGAGGCGCAAAAACTTGCCGACGCTGGCTTTGGCGGTGCGCTGGCACCATGCCCGCCGCTTGATTCTTTAGGCGCCCGCGCAATGCACTGCTGGAATTTTTGTGGCGGCTGGCAGCCCTCTAACTGGCCGGTATATGCCGCGCTGTATGAGGTGGACGACTGGCACCAACTGATTGATGTGATGACCGAAATCAAAGGACTTTTGTAATGGCACTTGCTACCCTGTCGGTTGACCTGGTCGCCAAGATGGCGAGCTTTGAGCAAGACCTGGGCAAAGCCGCCCGCGCGGCCGAGAGCAATGCCGCCAAAATGAATGCTGCCTTTGGCAGCATCACATCCGGTTTAAAGACTCTGACCGCTGGGGTGAGTCTTGGTGGTCTTGTAGCTTTTGCCAAAGCCACTATCGATAGCCTGGACGCATTGAATGACCTATCTGATGCCACCGGTGCCAGCATAGAGAACATCAGCGCCCTGCAGGATGTAGCCGCCCGCACCGGTACCAGTTTTGAAGGTGTGCAAACCGCACTTATTAAATTTAATGCCGCGCTCAACTCAGCCAAAAAAGACAGCCCACAAGCCCTGGCCATTGAAGCCATTGGCCTAAACGTAGAAAAGCTCAAAGCGCTGGACCCGGCAGAGGCCTTGCGCCAAACCGCTGTGGCTTTGGCAGGCTTTGCGGATGACGGCAACAAAGCCCGACTCGTGCAAGAGCTGTTTGGCAAGTCGCTCAAAGAAGTAGCCCCGCTGCTGAAAGACCTGGCCGAGTCGGGCGGTCTGGTGGCTACCGTGACCACCGAACAGGCCAAACAAGCTGAAAAGTTCAATATCCAACTTTTCACGCTGCAAAAGAACATGCAAGACGTGGCCCGTGACATGGCTGGCCCAATGATCACGTCCATCAATCAACTGATTGACAAGTTCAAAGAAGGCGAAAAAGCGGGCAAGGGCTTTTGGGAAGTTGGTTTTGAAAACTACTTGGCCAACATACGCAAGATCTACGGTCAGATGCCTAACACCAACAAGCGTGAGGCATCTGGCCTAGTTGATGGCTCATTGATGAATGCGCAGAGCAATGCCAGACTGTTGCGTCAAGAGGGCACGCCAGTCCTTCCCAGACTTCCAGACAGGCTGGGGGGTGACGGAACAGCTGGTGCTGCCCGCCAGTCTGAAGCCGAGCGCTACCTTGAAACCCTGACCAAACAGCTTGAAAAAGCCCAAGATTTGACTGCCGTGCAGCAACTTGGCTTTGACATTGTGGCGGGCCGAGCCGGCAAGTTAACTGTTGATGAACAAAACAACCTGGTGCAGCTGGCACAAAAGATAGACACCATTCACGCCGAATCCCAAGCCGAAAAAGACCTGATTGAAGTTCTCAAACAAAAACGCCAGGCCAGCATTGAAGCTGGTAACGCGGTAGCCAAGTCAAATGAGGAATACCAGGCACTGCTGGCCCGTCTGTTGGCCGCTACACCCACAGCCAACCTGGAAAGCCAGCGCAACGACGTGCAGCTGCTGACCGCAGAGTTTGAGGCCGGGCGCATCAGCGAAACCCTGTATCTCGAAGCCGTCACCAGCCGCCTGGACCTGGTAGGTGAAAAAGTGCAAAACACCAAAAGCCTGGCCGAAGAACTTGGCCTGACTTTTACCAGCGCGTTTGAGGATGCGATTGTGGGCGGCAAGAGTTTCGACGAAGTTTTGCAAGGCATCGAGCAAGACATTCTGCGCATCATGATCCGCAAGAGCGTGACAGAGCCCGTGGGCGCTTTCTTATCTGCCGGAATTACCAGCATATTGGGGTTTGATGGTGGTGGCTATACCGGAAGTTCCGCCCGCGCCGGTGGTCTGGACGGTAAAGGCGGCTTCATGGCCATGCTGCACCCGCAAGAAACCGTGGTCGACCATACCAAAGGCCAACGCGCCGGCGGCCCGGCCGTCACCGTGGTGCAAAACTTCACCGTGGGCGATGTCGCCAGCATCAGCATGGTGCGCCAGGCGGTGGCCACCAGCCAGCGCCAGATCGTCAGCGCCTTTGCTCGGTCACAAAACTACGGTGGGGCTGTCGCATGAGCTTGATCACAATGCCAACTGCATTCAAACCACGCACCTGTAGCCTGCGCCTGGCAGTCAATCAGCGCGTATCGGCTGCACCTTTTGGTGGTTCAGAACAAGCTGTGGATTTGCTCAATGACCGCTGGCTGATGCACTGCGAATTGCCCCCACGTGCTCTGGCTGATGGCGCATGGCTTGAAGCCTTCATTGGCTCCCTGCGCGGCCAGACCAACACCACCAGCGTTTACCACTTTGCCAGGCCAGCACCGGCAGGCACCGTGCGCGGCACGCTCACCCTGAATGCAGCCGCGGCCCAGGGTGCCAGCAGCATTGTGGTCACCGGCTGCAGCCCGGCTACCGGCACCTTGAAGACAGGCGACATGCTGGGCGTGTCTGGCCTGATGCTGATGGTGGCCAGTGACTGCACCGCTGTGGCGGGTGTCATCACTGTGCCCATTACCAACGCCTTGCGCAAGGCATTGTCATCTGGCGCTGCTGTCATATGGGACAAACCCACCATGACCGCCCGCTTACTGGCCACCAGCGACGTGGGTTACGAGCCCGCCATTGCGCAGGCGGCGACATTTGATTTTGGTGAGGCCATATGAAAACCCTGGCCTCTCCCGCCGTGACTGCCCTGGCTGGTGCTGGTGTGGGTATTGTGCAGTTGATCGCCTTTGGCTTCAGCACCACACCCATGTACCTGAACACCAGCAATTGGGATTTGACCTACGGCGGCAACGTGTACAAGGGCGCCTACGGTCTGGGCAGTGTCAGCGCTGTGACTGACAAGCCGGGCGAGGTCACCGGCCTCACACTTGAGTTGATCAGTGGCGACTCGGCCACAATTGCTTTGGCATTGGACAGCGCCGACCAAGTGCAGGGCACGCCGCTCACCATCCGCACCGCCATCATCAGCCTGGCTGACTACACCATTCTGGACGCGCCAATCGAGTGGCTTGGCACGCTTGACACCATGGGCATTGCCGAAGACGGCCAGCAGTGCAGCATCCGTGTCACCGCTGAATCCAAGGCAGTTGACCTGCTGCGCGGCACGCCCATGATGTACAGCGACGCGGATCAAAAGACCATCAACGCCGCTGACGGCTTTTTCAAATACGCCATTGACCAAATTGACAAACCGTTGGTCTGGCCTCAACGCGCTTTCTTCTACCAATGAACAAACGACACGACTGGCAGGTGCGGTTTGAAGCCTTCATTGCCGCCCGCACTGCCAAACCTTTCACCTGGGGCACCAATGATTGCGCCATCTTTGCCGCTGACTGTGTGCACGCCATCACTGGCGTCGATGTGGCGTTACCAGCTTTCCGCAGGCATGCCACCGAAAGGCAGGCCGCTAGGCTGCTTAAACGGCACGGCGGTGTGCTTGGTATTGCCACTGCCGCATTGGGCCAACCTGTGCCCGCCAGTACCGCGCAGGTGGGGGATGTGGTGCTAACCAAAGCAGGCGGGCGTGACATGCTGGCCGTCTGTAATGGCGCCACCTGCATTGCGCCTGGGCCGCATGGCCTGGCAGTGCTGCCCATGGCTGACATTAGCCTGTGCTGGAGGCTTGCGTAATGCCCCCCGCCATTGCTTGGGCCGTAGCCTGGATTGGCGCAGAGATTGGCTCTGCGGTACTGATCATGTATGCGGTGGAAATTTCTACCGCCATCATGATTGCAGGCGGCTTGGCTTATGCGTCCATGAAGTCGCGCCAGGCAAAAAATCAGGCGCGTGACGCCTACAACGCCGCCCAGGTTGACCGCATGGTCAACATCACCAGCGCCATCGCCCCGCGCGACTTATGCATGGGCCGGGTACGCAAGGGCGGCATGATTGCCTACAAAGCCAGCACGGGCGCATACCAAAAAGACTTGTACCTTGTGATTGTCCTGGCGGGCCATGAGATTGATGCCATTGAGGCCTATTACCTCAATGACGAACTGGTTATGGTAGACGGCAGCGGCTTTGTGACCACCGCACCCTACGCCACGGGTGCAACACTCACTGGCACCCTCAGCACAGGCGCTGGATTTACTGCCACCTTGCCCGCCAACTATGTGGTGGGCAGCGTGCAAGTCACCGCGTATGGCGCCTATGGCACCAGCGGCCCCACCATTTACCGTGACCGCGCTATTGGTTGGAGTCAGGTCGGGCTGGTGGTCACCGCCGACGAAGCGCAAGCAACCGTGCATTACCAGTACAGCGTATCTGGCAGCAACGTCAAAATCACCCAGCACCTGGGCGCTGCAGGCCAAACGGTAGATGCCGACCTGCTGGCCGCATTCCCGTCTGATTGGGCCAGCACCAATGTTGCTCAAGGTCTGGCCTACGTGGTGGCCAAGCTCACTTACTCTGAGGCATCGTTCCCCAGTGGTGCGCCCAACCTGACCGTGGTGTTGCGTGGTGCCAAGCTGTATGACCCGCGCACCGGTACCACCACCTGGTCAGAAAACCCGGCGCTGATGCTGCGCCATGTGTATGCGCATGCCAAGTTTGGCAAGGCCAGCATCACGTCCGCAGAGGACGCCCGATTTATTGCAGCCGCCAACGCGTGTGACACCAGCACCACCTACACCGTGGGCGGCGCGGCACAGGCAGCACAGGCGCTGTATAAAGGCAGTCTGGTGCTGCCCTATGGTGCGGCCGCCAAAGATGCGTTTGACGATCTGGCGCAGGCCATGGGGGGAAGTTGGGCCTTTGCGGGTGGTGAGATTTATCTGAAAGCAGGCGTTTACACCGCGCCAGTTTTGAGTTTGGGCGACGACGATCTGGCTGTGGTGCAGCGCAATGGCGCAGCAGAATCGCAAAAGCCAATCGCCATCAGCGTGCACAAAGAACGCGCCCAAAAGTACAACACCGTCAAGGTCAAGATTTGGGACCAGGCGCAAGACTTCAAACAGTCTGAACTCACCCCACTGGTGGGCAGCGCCTTGGTGACACGCGACGGCGTTGAACTGGTGCAAGAGGTCACTTACCCAGCCATTGGCTACGCACCCCAAGCCCTGCATGTGGCCGGCATCATGATGCGCGATGCGCGTGACCCGCTCACCGTAGAGCTGCCCTTCAAACTGCGGGCCTACCCGCTTGAGCTGTTCGATACCGTGAGCCTGACCCTCAGTCGCTACGGATGGGCGGCCAAGACATTCATGATTTTGGGGCGTGTGTGGAACGCAGACGGCACCCTGGCGCTGACTCTCAAGGAAACCAGCGCCGCCATTACGCAAATGGACGCAGGTTTCAGCGCCCAGGGCTTTGCCAGCAACACCAACCTGCCAAAGCCGTGGCAGATTGGTGTGGTGGGCACACTCACCATCACCAGCGGCACCAACGAGCTGATCAAACAGGTAGACGGCACGGTGCAAAGCCGCATGCGCGTCACCTGGGCGCAAGTGGCCGACATCAGCGTGCAGCAGGCGGGCCAAGTCGAGGTGCAATACCGCAGCGCGGGCAGCAGCGGCGCATGGACCAGCCTGGTGGTGCCGGGGGATGAAACCACGGTGGCCACCACCGAGGTGCAAGACTACCAAAGCTATATCGTTCGCGCCCGGTGCAAGACCAAACTGGCAGTCAGCGACTGGACGGCGCAGGTACTGCACCAAGTGATAGGCAAGACCGCACCACCCAGCGACACCGGGGCCATCAGCTACACCATTCAGAGCTTTGGCATTTATCTGAGCTGGGTGGGTATTGCCGATGCGGATCTGGCGGGTTACGAGATTCGCACTGGTGGCAGCGCCTGGGGCACGGGCGACACAGTGTTGGCTGTGGCCTCAAGTGATGCCTACACCTGGAAGATACAAACCAGCGGCAGCATCACGGTGCGCATCAAGGCCATAGACACCACGGGTAACTACAGTGCAACTGCCAGCAGCACCACCGTCACCATCACCGCGCCAAGTGCGCCCACCGTCACCTATGCCATCAGTGGCCCTGATGAAATCCTGACATGGACCATACCCACCAGCGGCTTTGCGGTGGACCGGTATGAAATCCGCAGTGGTGCAAGCTGGGCAGCAGGCGTGTTTGTGGATACCACCAAGGCCACCGGCTACAAGCGCAAGGTGGACTACAGCGCATCCAAAACCTATTGGGTAGCCGCCATCGATGCAGCAGGCAACGTGGGCACGGCGGGAAGCGTCACAGCAGTGATTACTATCCCCGGTGTTGTGACTGGGCTGCTGGCCCAGGTGGTAGACAACAACGCCCTGATCTATTGGGGCGCACCCGTCACCGGCAGCTTGCCTGTGGACCGCTATGAGGTGCGCAAGGGCGCAAGCTGGGCGGCAGGCACGGTGATAGGCTCCAACGGCAACAGCACCTTTACCACGGTGTTTGAGCAGCAAGCAGGTACCTATAACTATTGGGTGGCAGCGGTTGATTCTGCGGGCAGCGTGGGCACAGCAATCAGTGTGGCGGCGGTCATTAACCAGCCGCCAGATTATGTGTTTCGCGCTAACATCAACAGCGACTTTTCAGGAACAAAAGTCAATGCCCTGGCGTACAGCGGCGGCATGATTTTGCCGATCAATACCACCGAGACTTGGGCGCAGCATTATTCCAACAATGGCTATGCCACACCGCAGGCGCAAATCACCGCCGGGAACCCGATTTATATTGAGCCGGGTCTAACCACGGCCAGTTACACAGAACTCATCGACTACGGCAGCACACTCCCAAGCACCACCATTACCGTTGTTTTGAATACAACGGCTATTGCGGGCACGGTGGCCGCAAGTTGTCAGATCAACTACAGCAACACCAGCAGCACCGGGCCGTGGACCAGTGCACCGGCAGGGGCTACATCCGCATTGGCGGCAAACTTCCGTTGGGTGCAAGTGATTTACACCTTTACCGCGACGGGCGGTGCCAATCTGATGCAAATCAATGCGCTGAATATCAAGCTCTCAGTCAAACAGCGCGGCGACTCAGGATCTGGCGCCGTAGCTGTGGCAGGCACAGGCGCAGCGGTCACGTTTGGTTATCCATTTATAGCTGCTGACACGCCGATTGTTCAGCCCAACGGAGCCACACCGTTGATCCCGGTGGTGGTGTATGTGGGTGGCGCCAACCCAACGGGGTTCACGGTCTACCTTTACACGCTGGCGGGTGCTCTCACCACTGGCAATTTTTCATGGTCAGTTAGGGGATATTAAATGTCAACCGATTTCACAAAACCTGTAGTCACAGACGCCTATGCAACCCTGTTGCCGGGTATCGTCACGGCAATCAACGACCTGGCAAAAGGGCTTGAACCAACGGCTACAGGTTCACATACCAGTACACCGACAAATGCAATTCGATGGAATGCAGGTACTAGCCTTTGGGAAAAGTACAACGGCACATCATGGGCGGCTCTGGCGGCTACCTATGGGATCAACATCAGTGGGTCAGCGGGGTCTGTTGCCTGGTCTAGTGTTTCAGGCCGACCAACTGCGCTGTCCTCATTCACCAACGACCTTGGGAACTATGGCGGGTGGATTACCAGCGCAGGCACATCGGCGGCTTGCTCAGGCAATGCAGCCACAGCCACAACTGCGGCGAATGTGCCTGGAGTTGGACAAACTTGGCAGGTCATGGGAGCGGCACGGGTTGTCGGTACAACCTACACAAACAGCACTGGAAGACCAATTTGTATATCAGTAATTCCACTGCACGCTGCTGCTTATGACATGTCTGGTGGATGGATCAACGGAGTTCAAATCACATATTTTTCTTGTGGCACATTCCCGACAGCAGCCACACATTTTCTTATTATTCCTGATGGCGCAACGTACAAGATAACCACTACATCAGGCACTTTGAATGGTGGAGCCTGGAATGAGTTGCGGTAGCCATGATCCTCAAATCTAACCTCATCCTAAAGCCATTCTGGGCATTCACCGCTTGGCCGTTTATTGTGGTCAGACCAGAGTACGCCGACGATGCTGGAATCCTCGTACACGAGATGGTGCATTACCGTGAGCAGGCATGGATCACACCTATCTGGTTGATTCGCTACTGGCTATCAAAATCCTTTCGTATTGCTGCCGAGGTAAGAGCTTACAAAGCTCAGATTACTGGCGGGCACTTGAGTGCACTTCAAGCAACCACGTGGTTAATTAAATATGACTCCGCCTTGACTGAAAAAGAAGCTTTTAGAAAGTTAACCCTATGACCGATCTAACCAAATCCGACTTTGCTGCTTTAGACGCCAAAGTAAACGAGCGTGTTGATATTCAAGTAGACAAAATGCGACGTAGGGGAGACAACGGAAGTAGTCATTGGAGTCTGGATCGCAAAATCCCAATTGCACTGATATTGACAGTGGTTGGTCAATTTGTTTGGTTTATCTGGATGGGGGCTAGTTTCAAAGCAGAGACGCAAGGTCAGCTTGACCTGATCAAGGCTGATAACGCAGTTATACATGCAGCCATGGCTATGGATGGAGATAACCTGAAAGACACCATTATTTCAATGAGGGCGCAGTTTGACAAGCTCGATGCCAAGCTGGATCGCATATTGGATCGCAAGTGAATTTCAACGACATCATTCAAGATCCATGATATTTCGGGAGTTGCTATGAACTACACCTTTGAAAAGCCAACGATTACACCCCACACCCTGACGCAGCAGCTTCAGGCATTGCAAGAACTGTTGGACAAACGTGACCGGGCGTGGAAAGAATCATTTGCAGACACTGTGCCGCTGGATCAGTGCACGGCGTTTGATGATGATGATCTTGATGAGATTCGCAAAAACGAAATCAAGCGGGATAAGTGGCACCGCGATTTCACAAAGGAATGACCATGGACTTCGATTGGAAAAAAACCCTACCATTCATTGGCGCCATTGCCACCGGCGGTGTGCCCGCATTGATTGCTGCGGCTGCGGCTGCCGTGAGTGATGCCCTGGGCACGCCGGTGCCGCCCACCACCGACGGGATCGATGCCGCCATCAAGTCCGCCACACCTGAGCAGCTGCTGGCCATCAAGACAGTAGACGCGGATCTGAAGATCAAGTTTCGCCAGCTTGATACCGAAGACAAAAAGATTGCCGCCAGCGTCGAGACCGCTTACATCGCCGACGTGGGCGATGCCCGCAAGTTCAACGCCAACACCCACGGCATTTTGATCTTGGGCTATGGCATCAACGTGTTGAGCTACATCAGCATTGCGGGCATCTTGTACGGCTGCTTTATGGTGCTGACCGGCACCAAGCTGGCCATCGACCCCGGTCTGGCCGCGATGGTGGGCAGCGTGATCGGCGCGGTGGTGCAGTGGATCATGAGCAACAGTAGCCAGGCCAACGGCTTCTTTTTTGGCTCAAGTCCGTCAAGCCGCCAGGTGAGCAGTGATCTGGCCAAGGCGGTGGCGCAGCAGGTGCCTACAAAGTAGCTTTCACATCGACTTTCGCTTTGTTATCCGGGTGCCCGGATAATGGATATCAACCGCCCCCAGCCCTCACGGGTTGGGGGCTTTTTGCATTGGCGCGCTACATTGAAAACGGTACTGTAAGGTTTGATCCGAATAGCACGTTATCCATAGGCTGGAAACCCGCATTTTTATTGGCTTTGCGGGGTGCTAGACGCCTTGCAAATCCGTCTAGCCCAGTTCGACTCTGGGTCGCGCCTCCAGTAATTTCCCTTATAAATCAAGCGCTACATACTACAAAGTGTGTAGCATTTTGGTGTAAGGAAGTGCTGAAACTTTACTCAAATGAGTTCGTTTTAGGCCCAAATTAGTAGCATGCTACTTTTGGTTTTTCCAAGGTGTCCGTCTGGTCGAGTTTGCCCGTCTAGGCGAGTTTGGCGCACAATGCGGCCATGGCCAGCATTCAACCGCGTGGCAGTCGGTGGCAGCTTCGGGTGGTCCACAAGCTGCTGCCTAAACCGTTTTTCAGCACGTTTGATTCCGAGGTCGAGGCCAAGGCCTACGGCGCCACGCTTGAGGGTTTGCTAGACCGCGGCATGGTGCCTGTTGAGCTGCTGGTGCAAGACCAAACCCGCACCGACAACACCCGCCTGAGCAAGATCATCACCGGCTACCTGGCCAACTCAAATATCGCCCCGTCAGATCGCCCGGTGCTGGCTTTGGTAAGCAAGGTTGAGGGCAATACTAAGCTGAGCGATATAAACGCAACCTGGGCCGATTTATGGGTTAGTCGGCTGAAAGTGACTGACCACCTGGCGCCCAGCACCATCAGAAAGCGGGTCGAGGTGCTTGCCCGTGCCATTGACTGGCATCACCGTCGCCGCGGCCAGACGGTGACCAACCCTTTGCGTCAAATGCCACGCGGCTATGCCAGCCCAACTACGGCCGAGCTGGCAACACTGGCTGCTGCTGGCTTGGAGCAAAAACGTGATGTGGAGCGCAATCGGCGGCTGGACAGCACAGAGCTTGTGCGCATACGCGATGCCCTGGCCGGTAAGGTGCGGCCCGATCGGCAGCGGGCCTGGGGCGATGACGCGGGCTTTACCCTGCTGTTTGAATTGATCTTGGCCACCGGCATGCGTTTGAGCGAAGCCTATCGCCTGCGGGTGGATCAGATCGACTTGACGCGCTGGGTGATCAAGGTGGATGGCAGCAAGGGCCACCGGGGTGCCATCAAGCCGCGGGTGGTGCCGTTGGTAAAACCGATGCGCCCACTGTTGCAAAAGTGGTGCAAGCGCCGGGTAGGGCGCGTGTTTGACTTTTGGGATGGCACGCCGGAAGACTTGCCGCGCTGTACCACCAGGCTGTCTGCCCGTTTTACCACGCTGTTTGCTTATGCCAATGTGCCCGACTTCACCGAGCATGATTTACGCCACTGCGCCACTTGTGATTGGTTTGAGCTGCGTGATGCGATGGGGCGGTGGGTGTTCAGTGAGATTGAAGTCTGCCGCATCATGGGATGGAGCGACACGCGCATGGCGCTCAGATATGCATCACTCAGGGGTGAGGATTTGTCGGCGCGGTTGGGTTGAAAAGCAATAAACACTCATCATCATTTGTGGGTGGTCCACCATAGATGAAATCAAGCAAATCACGAAGATCTTGCCTACCATAATGAAACTGATCGCCTTTGGCTCTGCCAGATAAAATAGTTTTACCGAAGCCGGATCCGTCATCCGGGTCTTTTGAGAATTGTGTGTAGATGATTTTTACAACTTCTGCGCGGGTTTTCATAGTTCTATCCTAGCAAGAATTCACAACCCCACCAAACAAGGCCGCACCGACTTGACTTTGACAACTTTAGGCGCGGGGGTCTCTCGAGCCATATTTTTTCGGGCCTGATCATTCGCCCAATCAATCAGCGCCTGCCTCGGGAACAACCATGAGCGACCTGCCTTAATGGCAGGCACCTTGCCCTCGCGGGCCATGGCCTGGGCGGTGCTGGGTTCGCAATCCAGCAGCTTAGCCACTTCAATTTCTGTCAGGATGTCATTCACGCTACCACCTCCGAAAACTGTGCCACATCTTGCGGCGCAATGATGACGTGCAACCCAAGCCGCTCGGCAATGTGGTGCTCAAGCGTGGCGCCCTTACTGTTCTGCCAGCCAGGCAGCAGGTAGATCGCCGCGCAGGTCACTAGCTCGGCAATGTCTTTGCGCATGCAATCTTCCCAACTCATGCTGTGATCAGGGTTGATCTCGGCCGGGTTGATCACGGTGTAGCCGTAGGTGCGCAGGTGATCCGCTGCAGCGTGAAAGGCGGGAAAGTTCAGTTGTGGCAGACCGGTCATTGGGCCAGCCAAGTACAAACGTTTCTTCATGTTGGCACCCCACAAATTGCAGCTTCCATCTTGGTCTTGAGCACGGCCAACATCATCCACTCATCGGATTCTTCATCGTCAATTGTTTCAATAACTGCCAGCGCTTGACGGAGTAGGCCACGCAACACACCAGCCTCGCCTTTCAACCACACAATTTCATCAAATTGCCTTGCAAGGACCACCCGCAAATTGTCGAGTTCGCTCATATCAACCCCTTCTCATTTGCCAACCACAGCGGCACAAACACGCTGGTCACTTTCTTGCTGATCAGGCCTTGCTCTTCGACGTAATCGCTGATCTGTGACTTGGCGATCCATACCTCGCGCGCGCCGTCAAACACCAGCCAGGCCTTGTCGGTCTGGCGCTTGACCTCGCAGGCGATCTCCACTACTTCGGTGGGGCTTGCTCTCATGCTGCGATCCTTTCAACACGATGCACATGGCCACGGGCGCGGCGCTCCATGACGGTCAGCAGGGCATCGGTGAGCTCGGCTTGGCCAAAGGTGGCCAGCATTTGTTCGTGCGCATCCAACATGCGCAGGATGGCCGTGCGGCCTTCGCCGTCAAAGTTCCAGCGCTTGCCGATGAGCAGGCGGCAGTCGGCCCGCAGTAGGGCGCTTTGGGCGGCTTTGGCTGCGTCCAGGTCTTGCGGGGCACAGTGCTTTTCGGCCAGCACCATGACCACGTTGGCGGTGCCTGCCAGGATGTCGCGGTGGTAGGCGTCACCGGTGCCGTGTTCGACGCTGTCAAAGGCTTCTCTAGCATCTAGCGCGAGGTTGGTTTGCTGTGGCTGGGCCATGTGCTTGCCCGCCGCGAAGACTTTGAACACGGGGTTGCGGGCCAGCATGGTGAGGGGCTTGTTGCGGGCAGGGATGAAAGATAGGCGGGTCATGCCACCACCTCTTCCGGCACGCCAACCACCAACAACTGACTGGCCCTGAATGACATGGCGGGGCTGTTGCCACGGAACTTGACTAGCACGATGTCTTCACCACAGTCGCGCAGCACCTTGCCTTCTTTGCCTTTGGCACTACCTGCCAGCGCCTTGACCCGGGTACCAACGGCCAGGCACATCCCCAAGGCCTCACGCATTGCCGCCGGACTGGGTGGCGCAGACGCGTCAGCGCAAGCCGCCCCTTCCATGTCCTGCATCGCGGCAGCGATGCCTGATTTGGCTTCCGTCTCGCTCAGCTTGGCTTTGGGTTTACGTACTGCTTTAGCGGAGCTGGTCGCTTGTTCTGCTTGCGGCAGCGGAGCCGTGGTGGCGGGGGCCTTTTTGGGTTTGACGTCGGGCATGAACTTTTCCAACGCTTCGGTTTTGAGCTGCTTGATGGTCTCGGCCAGCTTGTCACGCCACACAATGCCAGCCACCAGGTGCATGCCTTCGTTGGGTACATTGCCGCCGTAGGTGTGCGTGTCACCCGCGCTGCTGTCACGCTGCATGATCATCAGCAGGTGGATCATGTCGGGCTCTTTGCAGGTCTTCACAAAATCAACCAGCGCGCTGTGGGTGGCCACCTTGCCAATCTCCAGCACGCGGCAGATGGCGGTGGCGTCATCGGTGCTGAGGTTGTGGGCGGCGCGCAGTGCCAGGAAGCGGTGTACGGTGGCGTCAAACGCCGCACCTCGGTCGTCACTCAGGCGCAGTTCATTCCAGGTGCGGGCCACCAGCTGGTTGCGCCAGTCTTGCTCGACCTGGGCTTTGGCTTTGGCCTCGGCCTTGGCTTTTTTCTGGTCGACCAGGGCTTTGACTTCTTTGTCAACGGTTTTAGCCTCAGTGGCGGCGCCTTCCACGGTTTTGAGCAGGCGCAACACCACTTCATTGGGTAGCACGTCGACCAGCTCGCCCTTTTGGTACGGGTGCGCGATGACGATGGCGGCAATGCCCTCGGCCGCCATTTGCTTGCCGATGATTTTGCGCAGGGGCACGCCGGTGGGGCTGTCAGCGGCCACGTCCAGGCGCTTGTAGCCCTTGAACTTAGCGTTGTAGCTGTTCTCTGGCATCAGCTCCAGGGCTTCTTTGCCAGCAATGATGGTCTGGCCTTTGGCCTTGGCCGCGCTCACCAGGGCCTTGCTGTGGGCGTCTTCCTTTTTGTGGAAGCAGGGCGGGTCGGTGCACACGTCTGCACCCTTGGAAGCAGTCACGTCGGCAAACAAATCCGGATTGGCGCCGGTGCGCTTTGGGCAGGTTGTACAACTTCCCGCAGCGGGCAACAGTTCGGCGTTATCGGGTTGGAACTTGGCGCCATTCAGATGCAGCATGAAGTTCACCTGCAGATGATTGGCCGCTGCCCGGTAGCTCATGGGCTCTTTGTCGTAGCCGCGGCCATCCACAATTTCCTTCATGGCCTTGATCTGCAGCTTGTGGTCGGGGATGCGGGCCACCAGCAGGGCGCGGCTGGCATCAATGGCGCCGCTGTGCAGGCTGGCCCGGGCCTCGGTGCACAGGTCCAGTAGTTTGAGGCGGCCATAGACGTAGCTGCGGCTCTTGCCGATTTTTTCGCCAACCTGGTCGGCGGTGATGCTGGCATGCTGCATCAGGGCGTCATAGCCCTCGGCTTCCTCGATCGCGGTGAGGTCGGCCCTTTGAAGATTTTCAACAAGCTGGGCTTCAAGTACTTGGTCGTCGGTCATGACCCGCACCATGGCCGGGATGTCTGACAAACCTGCCAGTTGGCTGGCACGCAGACGGCGCTCGCCGCACACCAGTTCAAACTGCACGGCGCGGTCGGTGTCGGCCACACGGCTACCTGCCAGTGGGCGCACCAGGATGGGCGTGTGTACGCCACTGGTTTTGATGCTGGTGGCCAGCTCAGTGAGCTTGTCGGCGTCAAATACTTTGCGTGGGTTGGTCAGGCTGGGGATGATGCTGGCCAGCTTCAGGTTGGCGAATTCAATGCTCATGGTGGTGTCCTGGGTTATGCAACGCGCCAGACGCGCAGCTCTTGCGTATCCGGGTACTTTTTGGTGATGAACTTGGCGGCATTGGTTTTGTGCCACTCGGTGATGGTCTTGCCCAGCGTGCTGTAGCAGCGCCATGGCAGCTTGGCGCTTTGGTCGACCTGCAGGCGGGCCAGCAGCAGTGTCCAGTCCGCACGCACGCCGCGCAGTGAGGTGTGGGGTATGCCAGACTCGATTGGCACGGCCAGCGGGTCAGGGAAGTCCGCCACGGTTGCGGGTTTGGCGCTGGCGGGCAGGTTGGTGGTCTTGCGGCTGGCGGCTTTGCGGGCAGGTTTGGTGGTGGCTGTGTCAGCCAATTCAGCCAACAGGCGTTTGCCTGCCGAATACTCATATTCGCCGTTGACCTCACGCCGGGCAAGTGTGTCGGTGCTGTAGGCGTCCAAAAGCTCCATGCGAATGTTGGCTGCACGGCGTAGGCTGAATTTGACATACATGTCATCAGCGGTGATGGTCTCAAGCGGGTTGCGCCGAAAGTAGTCAACCACTACTTCCGCAATGCTGCCTTTGCGGGGGGGTGTATTTCTCGCGTGTCATGGCTCAGCACCCCACACCACGGCTGGGCACGTGCGGATTGCCGTCGTTACGGTAATAGGCGTCCTGTGTTGAGGTGTAGGTGCCTGCCATCTTGTTCAAATTGGGCGCAGCTACTTTGGGTGGCGGCACATAGCTATCAAGCATGGCTTTTTTGGCATCATTAAAAGCCTGCGTAAACACCTGGGCGGCCAGACTGCCAAAGGGGTAGGGGCAGGCTTGCAACACGGTGTCGTACATGAAGGCTGAGATTTGCGCCTCGGCGGTGATTTGTTCGGGGTTGATTGGGGTGGGCGTGTTCATGCTGTGGCCTGTGCTGGGGTTGAGATTGCAGGGTTAATAACGTGGATATGCGCGGCGTTGCGTGCAATTAGCCGCAGATCAATGGGTGGGGCTTGCACAGTGACGCGCATGCCTTTTTTGAGGCGGTGGGCAGCGGCCTGCGCCTGGGGGAAGTGGTCAAACGGGAAGGGTTGCTCTACATGCATCAGGTTGTGCAGGGCGTTGTCAAGTTCGATGTCAAGGCACAGCACCGGCACGGTGTGGCCTTCGGCATCCAGCACCTGGGCACGCGCCTGTGCAGCGTGGATCAGGGTGCCGGTGTATTCCAGCAGGGCGGTGTTGCTTGCGGCGGGCTTCATGGCCTAGCCCAACACAGCCAAAATGCCAGCCTGCAGGTAGCCCCAGGCGTACCCGGTGGTAAAGCTAATGCAGCCGACCACAAACAGGATGATCATGGCCAGGGCGCAGATCAGGGCGCCGCGCTCCCAAGGGGTTAGTGCGAGTTCGTCCAGGTCGTCGAATTCGTTCATGGCGTCACCTCGGCTGTGGTGGCTGGAAACAGCGCTTGGTGAATGGCGCACAGGTGCTTGGCCTGGAAAATGGCGTCATCCAACGCGTTGTGGTGCAGGCCTATTCGCACTACCTTGACGCCGCGCGCGCCTGGCAGGTTTTTGTAAGTGCGGTAGCAGCGGCCTGAATAGGGCTTCCACGGTGGTTCCCAGCTTTCCTGCTCATAGACATGGTTGAGCATGGGCAAATCAAAATCGGCGCCATTGCTCCACACGTTGGGCTGACTGCCGGGCTGTGGGTCAACCCATCGGGTCAGATCAATCAGCGCTTCCAGGATGCTGCTGGTTGGCTCAACAAACACGGCGCGGGCTTCGTCGCTTTGCATCATCCACCAGGCAAGGGTGCTGCCGCTGATCTTGCGATCGGGTTGGCTGTCGATGGCGATGCTGCGGTAAAACACGGACTCAAATTCGTCAAAAACAAGCCCGGCTTCCAGGTCAAAGCGCACGGCGCCAATGCTCAAGATGATGGCATCAGCTGTGGTGGCCAGCGTCTCAAGGTCAATCATGATGTCGTGGCTCACAGGTGCACCCCGCTCATCCACAGGCCAACGATGGCGATGATGCTGACGACCACGACGATGATGAAAATGCCATCGGCATCGGTTGACTCGGCAATGCGGCGCAGGAAGGGGAAGCGCACGCGGCGGGCAACGGGGTTGCCTAATCTGTCAAAGGCTTGGCGGTAAACCATTTATCACTCCTTGACCGCCTGACGGTGGCGGGTTGGAGTAGATTATTTATCCCTTGGATATGTATTGTCAATACCCTTGGGATAAAGTTTTATTAGTTTTTCCAGAATTAACTATCCATTGGCGATAAAAAACCCGCTGAAGCGGGTGGTTGCTGATTCGTGAGATTTGCTGTATTCAGTCAAAAGGCTTCATATCAAGTTGTGCTCCAAAGTGAGCGCGAGTTCCATCCTTGAGCATGTGTCCGCCTGTAATCAGCACACCACAACTCGCCGCAACCATGCCTAGCTTTTTGGTCGCCAACCGCCGCCGGTAGCTTCGGGCGTCTTCTCTCGACAGATAGCCAATCGTGAGCCCTTGCATGGTAACTTTTACTGCTTTGTTGTCGTAAGGGTTGGTGTCTTCCGGTACCAGAATAGCGAGCCCCGTTTTTTCATCATTCGGATTTGCTGTTTCAGAGAGTGCGCTCAGGATGTGTTGATAGTTGCTTTCACCAACTACTTCAAAATCATATTCGTCAAGCGCTGGCCAGGCATATGCAGCCACCGGTAATGGTGGGGCTGAAACAGTCTTTGTATTGCCGTTGGGCGATCTGCTTTTGCTGCGGTTTCCTGTGCTTTTTATTGTGAACCAGACAATGATAAGCAGCGCGATTAGTAACACGGTCGACATCTTGCACCCTTGTTTTCTCTATTGCAATCGGGACAATTTTTCCAACTTCCAATTGTCACCACGCTTTTGTGCAATGCAGGTGACATAAAGATTTGTCAAGCCTCCACCTGGAGGCATACCAATGAACCGGGCTCCAACGCTCCATGACCCATCGCCATTGTCGATGGCTGTCCAATTCCAGTATTGCCCCCAATCTTTCACGGAATAACCACTGCGCTCAATGAACTGTTTGCACACGTCTCGTGCAGCTGATTCACTGGCATATGCCGCTGTCGTTAACAAGACTACCAAAAATGTAAAGGCTGCTTTCCATTGGTATTGCATCTTCCCTCCCTAAAAAAGTGTGTCATTGCTTGCCTTGCGTTCCATTGGCCTGGCTTGGTTGCGCAAGAGCACCCAGTAAGCGCACCGCGGTCGGCCATTGATCTGGGGACATGGCCTCCATCAACAGCATAGCCTTGGTGCGCGGATCGTCTTCACCATGCAATTCTGCATAGCTGGGTGGGGTGTCCATCCAGCCGAGACCCAACGTCAGCTTCTCTTCTATTTCTCTTGCCGTAGGGTCGCCCATTTCATAAGGGGTGCCACGGTCTGACCGCATACTTCGATTGTGAATTTGGTAAAGCCTGGCGTTGTTGTCCTCCCAACCCAGCGCCCTGTTCAAATTTGCAACACTGCCATGCTGCTCCACAAGCAACCGAAGTCGCGTACGGCGTGTTTCAAAAACGGTTTGCATTGTGCCAATTAAATATCCGAGGGGCAAGCTTTCATATTTCCCAAGGGGTATTGACAAGTCATATCCAAGGGATAAACTAGCGCCCATGAATTTCAAAACATGGGTCGAATCCGAATACGGCAGAGCGATGGCGGTGTCAAAGCTCATTGATGTGCCCCAGTCTTTCGTGTCGAAGATGACCAGCGGAGAAAAGGCTATTCCAGCGCAGCATTGCAAAGCCATTGAGGCATTTTCTGGTGGGCAGGTAACTTGCCAAGAAATGAGGCCTAACGATTGGCATAAATACTGGCCCGAGCTGGCCACTGCCTCCGAGCAAACACCGGCTGCCTGATTTATGCAAGCCACCCACCGAGCCCACCCCGCCTGTCTTTCGAGCCATGTTCTCCCTTGTGGCCATGATGCTTTGCCTGACAGTGCAAGCAGCGGTTTGCGGCGTGTGGCGGTGGGTGGTGCTTTTTGTCATAGGGTGAATCTTCCTTTTTTTCTCCACTTTTGAGACGGCAACAGACCGCAACACACCATGCCATCTGCTCCAGACTCCCAATTGACGCTCAACTTTGAGCCTGCGCTGCCAGAGCGATTCCGTACTCTGCGCGACTACCTGGCACATCGCGTCCAGGTGCAGGCAAAGCCCGCCAAGACGATCGCGGCGGACATGGACATGAGCCCCAGCATGCTGTCACGCAAACTGAGCCCGGGCGATGGCGACACGCAGCGCTTCAATGTGGATGACCTTGAGCATTACATTCATGTCACGGGTGACACGGCGGCGATTGAGTATTTGGCTTCCAAGTACCTGTGCAGCGACAAGTCGCGCCAGATCCGGGCACTGGCCAGGGTGGAGTCGCTTTCCGCTGAATTGGCTGGCCTAGTGGCATCGCTCAAGGCGGTGACAGCATGAGGCCGGGCGGCGAGATTGGCCGGGCCATCATTGCGGCCGCACATGAATTTGCAGCCAGTGGCCGGGGTGCCACATTGGCCGAGCTGGCAGACCGTGCCTGCATAGGCCGCCAAACTGCCCGCGACCACATTCCCAAACTCAAGAGCCGGGGCCACCTGCAGATTGTGGGTGAGCGCCGGGTGGATTACCGCAATAGGCCGGTGGCCGAATACGCGCCAGTTGATGCCGATGCGCCTGTGATGGGCTGCGGTTGGGTGGATTTAGGCCAGTGCATGGCAGATTGGGTCAGGTAACACACACCCATGAAACCCAACTTGACCCCGGTGGTGGTGCCGCCGGTTAGGAAAACTGCCCGCTGCATTTGGGGGGGGGCGCATGGCTGAGTACAACCACGGCACACCGCTGCCACCCATAAACTTCACCGCGCTGGCTGATGCGCTGCTAAGCCGGGCTGACACCCTGGTGGCCGCATGGTTGCCTGGTGGCGTCAAGCGGGGCCACGAATACGTGTGCGGGTCGCTCTCAGGTGGCGGTGGCACCAGCTGCAGCGTGAACCTGACCAATGGCCGTTGGGCTGACTTTGCGGCTGACGAAAAAGGCAATGACCTGGTCAGCCTGTATGCCGCGATCAACGACCTGACCATGGGCAAGGCTGCGGTGCAAGTGGCCCGCGAGGAAGGCCTGGAAGACGTGGCCGGCGTGCAACCCGCCCGATCTGGATCAAACCCTGAGCCCGCACCCAAGCCAGTGCGCCCGCCACCAGTGGTGGTCAGCACCCCGCGCCAGGACGAAGGGTGGCGCACCGTGACACCTGTGCCAGACTTCGCGCCCACGCCCTCGTTTTGGCACCAGTACCGCAACAGTGAGACCCACAAAGACCCGATTGCACATTTGGCCAAATACGCAATTGATGGTGCCTTGTATGGTTATGTGGTGCGCTTCATGACAAGTGAAGGCAAAAAAGAAACGCTGCCCTATACCTGGTGCCTGAGCGCCAAAGATGGCGCTTGCAAATGGCACTGGAGATCATGGGATAACCCCAAGCCGCTGTATTTCCCTGGTGGCAAGTCACCTATGGCCGCAGTGGAGCCTGATGGCGGCTTGCCCACGGTGATTTTGGTTGAGGGTGAAAAGAAAGCGGGTATCTTGCAAACTTTGCTTGATGCCCATGCGCCTGGCGTGTACCTGGTGGCTAGTTGGGTGGGCGGCTGCAAGGCCTGGAAGAAAGCCGACTGGTCTTGGCTGAATGGCTGCACCGTGCTGCTGTGGCCCGACTGCGACGGCAAGCGTGAGCCCCTGAGCAAGAAAGAGCGGGACGCTTGCCTGGATGATGCCGCGCGCGACATTGCCCAAGCCATGCAACCCTTGCTCGCAGTTGAAAAGCAGCCAGGCATGTCTGCCATGCTGGGCATTGGTGCGCTACTGCGTGACACACACGCTTGCACGGTGTCGATGCTTCCGATTCCTGAGCCGTTGACTGTGCCTGATGGCTGGGACTGTGCTGATGCGATTGACACTGATGGCTGGGACGCTACACGTGTGCTGGCCTTGTTTGGCCGAGCACAGCCCCTGTTGGTTGGGGTGGATGAGGCTTCCGCTGCTGCCAACACGAAAGCAACTGCAGCAAAAAAAATCGACGGTCTCGTTGGCACTGGGGACGGTGATTCTGGCGACGATGGTTTTACGATGATTGGCAGCCGCCAGATACCTGACTGGCTGGTGCCGTATTACGACAAGGGCAACAAGCGCTGGCTGGCATCACGCAAGATGGTGATATTGATCCTGGAGCGTGACCCCAAACTGGCCCCGGTACTGGCCTA